CCATCCGCCGGAACTGGGAACCCGACGACTCTCTTATGTTGAAACGTCAGCATTTCGTACATTACGTATATGTACCGGGATTCGGATTCTACGGGCTGGGGCTTATCCACATTATTGGTGGTTACGCGCGGGCAGGTACTTCTATTGTTCGCCAGCTTGTGGACGCAGGTACCTTATCTAATTTGCCGGGGGGTCTGAAATCACGCGGGATGCGTATCAAGGGAGATGATACTCCCATTGAACCGGGTGAGTTCCGCGATGTAGATGTGCCCGGTGGGTCTATACGGGATAATATTACTTTCCTCCCCTATAAGGAACCATCGGCAACGCTGCTCCAGCTGCTGGATAAGATCACGACCGAGGGCCGTAGACTCGGCGCTATCAGTGATATGAACATCTCTGATATGTCCGCTAATGCTCCGGTGGGTACGACACTGGCTCTCCTAGAGCGCACCCTCAAGCCTATGGCTGCGGTACAGGCGCGGGTCCATTACGCCATGAAACAGGAGTTTAAGCTCCTTAAAGCCATCATGGCGGAGTACGCCCCTGCTAAATACGATTATCAGCCCCTCCGGGGGGAAGTGTGTGCCCGACAGGCTGATTATGCACTGGTGGATGTAATTCCTGTAAGTGATCCGAACAGCTCGACTATGGCACAGCGGGTTGTACAGTATCAGGCCGTATTGCAGATGTCCCAGTCTGCACCCCAGATCTATGATCTACCGCAGTTACATAGGCAGATGATCGAGGTATTAGGCGTCAAGAACGCTGATAAACTTGTTCCTGTGAGGGACGATGCGAATCCTGCTGATCCGGTAAGCGAAAACATGGACGCACTTATGGGCAAACCCATGAGAGCGTTTATCTACCAAGACCATGACGCCCATATAGGGACACATATGGCGTTTATGCAAGATCCTATGGTTGCCCAGTTAATCGGGCAGAACCCGCAAGCACAGCAGATTATGGCGTCTTTACAGGCCCATATAGCGGAGCATCTCGGGTTTAACTACCGTAAGCAGATAGAAGAGAAACTCGGTGTCCCACTTCCACCCCCGAACGCAGAATTGTCCGAGGAGGTAGAAGTTCAGCTTGCACGGCTTGTCGCTGATGCAGGTAAACAACTTACGCAGGCCCATCAGCAGGAAGCCGCGCAGAAACAGGCACAAGAGCAGGAACAAGATCCTGTACTTCAGTTACGGCGTGAGGAAGTTGCGGTTAAACAGGCTGAAGTTCAACGTAAGGGTCAGAAAGATCAGGCAGATTCGGAGATACGTCAGAACGAGCAGCAACGTAAAGCCCAGAAAGATCAAACTGATGCAGCTATAAATGCCCAGCGGGTAGAGAACGAGCAGGCCGCGCTGGTTCTGGACGCAAAGAAAGCCAAACTTAAAATAGACGCAGATGCAGTACGTGAATCTGACAAGCTGGATCTTGAAATCTTCAAGGTAGTAACTAATCCGAATAAGAATCAATCATCTTAAACAAGGAGTTATGCTATGAATTGGATTATGAGTAGAATGAAAGAGCCTTCGAGTTATGCCGCCGCTGGTGGCGCTATCGTCGGCATTGGCGTGTTAATTTCACAGCCTGTTGTGATAATCATCGGTATTGTCGGCGGTGTGCTTGGGTTCTTCCTGAAGGAGAAGGGCGTCATCTAATGCTCGTCTGGTAGGGCTTCAGGGGACCATGACATTGGAGATTTAACGAGTTATGGCAGCAACCGTCTTTGACGTGCTTAAAAAACGTATCGAGGAACAAAAATCCTCTGCAGTGGAATTTCTTGTTAGTGGCGGCTCTAAAGATTACGCCCAGTACAAGGAAGTGTGTGGCTTGATTCGGGGTCTCGAAGACACACTCGCCAATATGGAAGACCTCTCGCGCAATTATTTGGAAGACGATGACAATGACTGAAGCAGCAACTAAGCCCAAACTTGTGTCTACGCCGCCTGTTACCGACGAGGAATGGGAAGCGCGGTTACCTATACCTTGCCAATATCATATTTTGGTGGCGCTTCCTGATATCGAGGACTTCTATCAAGGTACTTCTCTTCTGAAAACCGAAAGTGAGAAGAGGAGAGAGTATATTACCTCTATTATGGGAATTGTAATAGATCTGGGTCCAACGGCCTATCTTGACAAAGATAAATTCCCCATGGGGCCGTCGTGCAAGCCGGGTGATTATGTGATGTATCGTATGAATACCGGCACACGGTTCACAATTCCTGACCAAGCAGGGAATGGGAAAGAGTTCCGTCTTATGAATGACGATTCCGTTGAGGCAGTTATTCCTGATCCTCGCGGCATCTGCAACGTCTAGGAGTCGTATAATGCCCTTTCAAAAAGTAGAATTTGAGTTCCCGGATGGTGACGACGAAGAAGTGAATGAGATTGAAGTAGAGCCTTCGAGTGCGCTTACGGTCGATGTATCAGGCAAGAGTTCTCCAGAACCTGAAGTAGAGGCGGAATCTGATAATCTTGAAATAGAGGTTGTTGACGATACTCCTAAAGCCGACAGAGGGCGTAAGGTATCAGAACCTCCCGAAGAGGTTACTGATGAAGAGCTTGAAGACTATTCTGATAAGGTTCGTAACCGTATCAAGCATTTCAGTAAGGGATACCACGACGAACGCCGTGCAAAAGAGCAGGCGTTCCGTGAACGTGAGGAACTTGAGCGGTATGCTCGGCAGCTTGTTGACGAGAATAAAGGGTTAAAAAGCTCCCAGAATAAGAACCAGACAGTGCTTCTGGAGCAAGCTAAACGCGGTACTGTCGGTGAACTGGAGGCAGCTAAACGCGAGTATAAGGAAGCATACGAAGCTGGCGACTCGGAAGCAGTTGTTGAAGCACAGGAAAAGTTGACGGCTGTTAAGATAAAAGCTGATCGGTTAGACAATATAAGATTACCTGCTTTACAGGAAGAAGAAGGTACAGTAGAACAGGTTAATACACAGTCCGCTCCAGTACCTGTTGATGAACGAGCTAACGAATGGGCAGCAGCCAATCCGTGGTTTGGTTCAGATGACGAAATGACAAGTTTTGTTCTGGGGCTGCATAATAAACTTGTCAAAACGGGTGTAAGCCCGCAAAGTGATGAATACTACGAGACCATAAACGCTCGTATGCGTAAGATGTTCCCGGAAGAGTTCGGGGATACTGAAGTAGTAGAGACACTAAAACATCGATCTAATGTAGTTGCTCCCGCTACACGGAGCACTTCATCCAAGAAGGTGAAGTTGACGAAAACACAGGTAGATCTAGCGAAACGTCTAGGAGTTTCTCTTGAAGATTACGCCAAACAGGTTGCAATAGAGATGAGGAAAAGCGCAAATGGCTGATAATCGTATTGACCGCGAGCAGACGACACGTGAAAAAACGACCCGTAAAAGAGCTTGGCAGCGCCCTGAGGTGCTTCCGTCACCTACTCCCGAGCCGGGTTATGAATTTCATTGGGTCCGTGTAGCTACCTTAGGCCAGATTGATGCCACGAATGTTTCCTCAAAATTACGCGAGGGTTGGGAGCCGGTTAAAGCGGAGGATCACCCGGAAATTACAATGGTTACCATTGAGCAAGAGAAGTTCAAGGATAATGTTGTGATCGGGGGGTTGATGCTTTGCAAAGCTCCAAAAGAGTTGGTTGAAGAGCGTAATGACTACTTTAGTCAGCAGAGTAAAGCGCAGATTGCTTCAGTCGATAACAACCTGATGCGAGAAAATGATCCTCGTATGCCTCTTTTTAACGACCGGCAGACGAAGGTCACTTTTGGTAGTGGAACTTAATCATTTAGCTCGGGAGTTATAAGTTATGGCTTATCCAACGGTAGATGGTCCTTACGGACTAAAGCCGGTTAAAATGATTAGCGGTTCTCCCTATATTGGTGTTACACGGCAGTATCGTATTGCTAGTGCTTATGGCACCGATATTTTCTATGGGGATGTCGTTAAACTTGTAACCGGAGGCACTGTAGAACGTGATACTGCAGATGCCGCAATGACGCCTATTGGTGTCTTTATGGGATGTACTTATACAGACCCCAGTACGTCCCAACCCACGTTTAAACAATATTGGCCCGCTAGCACTGTTGCTAGTGACGCTATGGCATACGTGGTTGATGCTACGGATGTACTATTTAAGGTCGCAGTCATTTCGTCTGCGGCTAGTAGTACTGTTGTAATGGCTGATCTTGCTATTACTGACATCGGAGCAAATGTACAGATGGTAGACAACACGGGAAGTACCGTCACCGGCAATTCTAAGATTGCTGTCGATGATACTTCTGCTACCACTAATACTTTTCCGCTTCGTGTTGTAGATGTTGTAACTGAGACCAAAA